GAGATTTTGTACATATTGATGATGTAGTTCAAGCAACTTTTGCAGCCATAATTAATGGCGTTGAAGTTATGAATATCTGCTCTGGTAGGGCAACCTCTTTTATTGAATTAGCGGAAATGATGATGCTCGCTGCTGGTTACTTAGCACCAATACAAAGTAATCCAACTGCGCCAGTTGGCGTTGAGTATCGTGTCGGTAATCCAAGATTTATGAATTTAATATATGAACCCAAAATTTCCTTAGAGCAGGGTATAGCGCAAGCGCTAGCCCAATAAAAAATCCCTACCTCGCCAGCCGTCGGCGGAGGTAGGGATTTTTTTGTTTTAAATTATTTGTTGTATCTTGGATCAGTACCTTGGCAAGCAGCACACCATTCAGTTACTTCACTTGCGAATTTCCAAAGTCTGCGCTTGTTGTTATCTTGAATTAAATATCCGTGATTGCGACAAAGTAATTGATATTTTCCGCCATCATCAGGACAATCTGCTAATGTAAGTTCAACCCAAGTGTTTCCAACTTGCTTAACAAATTTTGGTGCTTTGAACTCTCTCCTTGCTGGCTTTGCATTTATTACGATCATTTTCTTGCCTTCCTTTTTGTGGGCTACCTGCTGTATCCCAATAAGATAAATGTATAGACACTTGTCTATCTAGTCAAGTATCTAGCCCAAAATGTCCTTCGGCGTGTCTATTCCCGCTACCGCCCGCTTAGCCTGGCTCTGATAGCCCAGATTAAGCATCCAAGGCGGAACTGGGCGCAACGGGCGCTGGCGGCTGAGGCAAACCACGCCCAAGGCAAACCAGCCCCCAATAAAGCCCAGGATTGCCCAAGGCAGCGCTCTCCTGCCTTTGCCGACGGCTGCCAGCACGGTTAAAACCATCCAAAGGATTCTCACTTGATGTAATCCTTTAAATAATCATTGATAACCTCAGAGGCGGTTTTGCCCTCTGCTGCTGCCTTGCTTCTAACTTTGTTCCAAATTGCATCTGCAATTCTTACTGATCTTTGCGGCTTAATTGGCATTACTCTCCTAATAGTGTTTTTAGATGCGGATTTAGAACTTTCATACTGGTATAGATAGCCCTGCTCATTTCATCAGGATCGCTGCTATTGCTAGCAGTAATTAGAACCTCGGCTGAGGCAAGCATATCCATTTGCATTTCTGTAAATAATGCTTTCATTGCGCCCATAGTTTCACCTCCCTGCCATCAACATATTGGAATGTAAAACATCGCACTTAGGACAAACTAGGCACTGGAACTGCTCGCCATTATCGTATTGATACCAACGACCAACTAAGTTAGCGCTAGGTTTTTCACACATTACACAGTTTTTCATTTTACTTACCTTCCTTTAGGTAGCAACTATCCATTGAGCCGAAGCAGTAGCCGTCGGCGGTGTAGTTAATATGAGTTGCCAAGAAATAAATCAAGGCCAGCGATAGTAGCCAAAAACTTATCCTGACTACTTTGCGAAGTTGCAGATACCTTTTAGAGTGTTGCATTATTTACCTAACATTGCTTGATCAGTTGCCTCTGCAATATCCTCAATTAATGCATCTGCAATTTGTTTTTCTACTGCTGTTAAGCCATTGTAAAAATATTCGTACTCTCTAGCAGTTGCAGAAAGATTGGCGTATTGCATAACTTGCAATCTGATAAGAAATCTGCGATCTAAACCGCATCGGTAATTCCATCGTATTTGTTCTGATGTTAATGTATTCATTATTTTGCCTCCACAAAAGTAATTTTGTATGCGTTTACTTTTGCTTCCTTGCGAACTTCTTTGCAATCTGCACACCAGCATTTGCGAACACGAAGGTTGCTATCGCTAGATATGCAAACTGAATCTAAGCAGTATTGATTACAGTTACATACTTTGTTATCTGTTTTCATTTAGTGCCTTCCTTTTGTGGGCTACCTGATGCAACCCATTGAGATAAATGTATAGACACTTGACTATCGGGTCAAGTACCTACAAACCCTAGGTTCGGCGTGTCGCGACACTTTACCCTTCCAATGTCGGTGATTTATGCGACACTTACGCCCACGCCCAATCCTGGGCGCTAAAAGGGGGTAAGGAATGGAAATAGCAATAGTTATAGGTGCAGCCCTAGCAGGGCTAACTGGAGCCTACTTTGCAACGCTGGCTAGCAATGGAACGCAAGATTGGGCAGGCCAGGTTAAAAAGGCAGAGCGAAGCCGTGCTGCGATGAAAAAGGCGCTAAGCAAATGAACCAAACTTGGAGTGAAGTTTTTAGAATCTTTGTTGGCAACGACGGTTCTTACAATCTCTACTTAGAGGAGCAGGAAGCCTGCGTTAATCTAGTTGAGAACTTGGCAGATGAAATTGATATAACTGATTTTGCTGAAATGAAAAAGGCAAGTAGCGCTGATTTTTCAGATACCAATGCAGCCGTTCGCCTAGATAATATTCGCAAGAATTTGCCAGATATGGCATTAAAGATTGCAAAGTTATCTGAGCGCGAGTTACTAGACCTAGCCCAGGAGATAATCCAGGTAGTTCAAGATAAAAATAAAGTTAGATTGGAAATTGTAAAATAAATGGCTAATCCAAATGGTAGGAAAGGTGCTGCTTTTGAAACAGCAGTTCTAAAATTCTTTCGCGCTGCTGGTGTCGTAGCAGAGCGATTGACCAAGGCGGGCGCTAGAGATGAAGGCGATTTAGTTGTAGTAATTTCAGGTGCCACCTATATTTTAGAACTTAAGAATCGAAAGAAGTTAGACCTGCCTACCTTTTGGGATGAAGCAGTTGCAGAGGCTGAGAATTATTCAAGAGCGCGGAATTTAGATTTTATACCGCCTGCTTATGTAATTGTAAAACGGCGTAATGCTGGCATAAACAAATCCTGGGTAATTCAAGATTTAGATCAATGGCTCTCTAGTAAATGAGTGAAATTGAATCCCTACAAAATTCCCCTAAATTTCCAAATGCGCTTTGCGCAAAATTGGAGGATAAGAATTACTTTTTCCCTGATGGAAAAGTTCAAGAGGCAGAGCGCCTCCCTGACCTGCAAGCAATTTGCAGCGTTTGTTTACATAGAGAGGAATGTGCGGAATACGCTATCAAGGAGAAAATCCCATTTGGCATTTGGGGCGGAACCACTTTAGCAATGCGCAAGAGGTTGTTTAAACAACATTTTGTAATTGTTGAACGCAAAGGTAACGCGAAGTTTGTACGAAAAATGCACGATGAGGGTTCTACTCCCGAACACATAGCATCCTATCTAAGAGTGAATCTGCCTTATGTAAAGGAGATGATTCGCAGATACGAAAAGATGAAAATGAAAGGAGCAATCCAATCAAACCTGAATATAGAAAAGTTACCGCAAGAATTGCGCTCATCATCGGGGTTAGTGCAATGACTTCTTTATTAGTTCAAGTAGTAGCGCCAGATCGAGTTAATCCACTTGTCGCTCAGCCTAAAACGCTGATTAGCCAGGTGGATGCTAGAGAATTGGCCAAAGAACTGCTAAATGATAAAGATTTTAAATGTTGGGATCAACTAATGACTAAAGAAAGCCATTGGAACGATACCAAAAATCCAGTTAGTTCGGCTGAAGGAATTGGCCAACTACTAGATGGAACTATGGATAACCTTGGAATGAAACGCTCTGAGGCTCCAGCAGCACAAATGATTGCAGCCCTTGCCTATCTTGGGCGGCATTATGGTTCAGGTGGAGCCTGCTCTGCCTGGAAAAAATGGCAAACGCACAAATACTGGTAAAAAATAAGGGGGTAATACAGTGAGTGTAGAAATAGAAAAAGGCGTTGTTGATTTTGATACCAATACCGTTGCTTGGCTAGAGAATTACAAAAATGCTCTAGCCAAGATCAAAGAATGGCAAGAGGTTGCAGATGTGGCTAGAGCGCACATTGAAAATTCTCTTGGCGATTGTGAAGTTGGTATTTATCAAAATCGCCCTGTTGTTCGCTGGAGTTTTATTGAAACTAAGCGATTTGATATAAAACGCGCTAAGGAGATTTTGCCTCAGCAGGTTTTAGATACTTTAGAAGTTATTACAAACTCTCGGCGTTTCTCAATCGTGGAGGCAGATAATGAGTAGTACAATCATTCCTGAACCATTTACAGATATGCCACCGTTCAATCCAATAACGCCAGAGGAAGGCGATGACGATTTAGAGGATGATGAATAACTTAGTAGCACCCAATAAACCAAGTAAGCAAATGGCGATGGATATTGCAAAAATCATCACCGATGCTGGCACCTGGACACCAAGAAGCAAGCAAGTATCTATTGGCCCAAGCGAGATCGGCCACGAATGTTTGCGCCGCCTTGCCTATAAGTTAATTGATATTCCAAAACTAAACGAAGGCAGCAACGGCAATTGGGCTGCTCAAGTTGGAACTGCAATTCATTCTCACTTAGCAGAAATCTTTGCAAAAGTTGAAGGTTTCCAAGTAGAACAAAAAGTTACAATCAGAGGCGGCTTATCAGGCACCATTGATTTATACGATGAGGTTCGCGGTATTGTGATGGATTGGAAAACAACAGGAGCATCAGGATTAAAAGAACGCCGCAACAGTGGCGCTACTACTCAGCAACAAATTCAAGTTCAACTCTACGGCTACGGCTTAGCCCAGATGGGCGCAGTTGTAAATAAAGTTGCTCTTATCTATCTACCAACATCAGGTGCGATAGATGATATGCACATTGAACTCTATGATTACGATGAACAAATTGCTCTGGCGGCCCTTGAGCGATTAGATAATTTATATGCGCTGCTCACTTCAATAGATGTTGAGCAGTTTCCGTCAATGTGGGCAGTAATTCCCAAGGTGAGCAGCCGCCTCTGTAATTATTGCCCATATTTCCAACCATTTAGTAAAGATGAATCAGTGGCTTGCGCTGGAGATACTTTATGAGCCTTGATGAAGCAACTATCAACGATTTAAAAAAGTTGAAGGAGGAATTAGAATCAAATCTAATTCATCAACAACAAATGCAAAACCCAATCCAAACAACAAACCAAATAGAAAGCGGGGAATGAGAATGACCTTCTCAGCACCATCAATGAATGAAAGCGGCCCAAAGGTTGCTGATCTCGCAGGACAATTACTAATTATTACTCCAACTGAGTATAAAACAGGCATCAAAACAATACACGGCGATGCTGAAGCGGTTGAGGTATCTTTAGTTAATTTAGATACCAATAAAAGTTATGAAAGTGTTTTATTCTTTAATGTTGCGCTGCGCTCCGCACTTAAACAAAAGATTGGTCAAAAGGTTCTAGCCCGCATCGGGCAGGGAACTGCAAAGCCAGGTAAATCTGCTCCTTGGATTTTATTAGATGCAACTACTGATGCTGCTGCTTTAGCAAAAGCAAACGCCTTTTTAGCATCAACGCCTACGCCAACTGCCACTGCGCCAGCGGCGGCGGTGCCTGCGGCTAATGGCACCATTACACCTGAAGTTGCAGCCCTACTTGCTCAACTCGGAGCCACTAAAGCATAAATAATTCTTGGCGGTTTTAACCTTCCTTTTAACTGCCAAGATAGCAAGTACCTGGGGTTCTTTTCAGGGGGTTGATGAAAAGAGTTGGTTCGATTCCAACACTTGCACTACAAAACTTTGATTGGGGGATTATGAAACAACTAACGGCAGTTTCATTATTTGCAGGTGTTGGTGGTTTTGATTTAGCGCTAGAACGCAATGGTGTAAAAGTTGTTGCTAGCGTTGAGATAGATCAAAAGGCATCAGCAATACTTGCAAAACAATTTCCCAATTCAAAACTATTTAACGATATAAAGGGGGTAACAGGTGAACAACTTATCAATGCAGGATTTGATCCTGAGAATGGAATCATTACAGGAGGATTCCCTTGCCAGGACTTGTCCGTTGCAGGCAAAAGAGCAGGCCTTGATGGAAATAGATCAGGATTATTCTACGAAATCGTGCGGCTACTGGATGAAACGAAAGCGCGGTACTTCATCCTCGAAAATGTTGTTGGATTGCTCTCATCAAACTCAGGAGCAGATATGGGAGCCGTCATCGGGGCGCTGGTTGAGCGCGGGTATGGGGTCGCATATAGAATTCTTGACGCTCAGTACTTCGGAGTTCCCCAACGAAGGCGTAGAGTGTTCATTGTCGGATGTGCTGGAGATTCAGGGAGAACACCTGCGCAAGTATTGGCTCTCACCGAAAGCAGCATCGGGCATTTTAAGAAGATCAATAAACAGAAAAAAAATACTTCCTACGCTACTCCAATCAGCGTTGGAGAATATGATCAATCAAGAAAAATAGTGAATACAATTTCTGCTGAGTTGTATCATAAATCAAGCGTAGTAAATCAAGATGTTGCTAATGGTCATTTAGTTTTATTTGATCCTCACCGATCTGATGGTGTAAGAATTCAAGGTAAAACAGTAAATACTTTAACTGCTATTATGGGTACTGGTGGAAATAACACCCCAATGCTTGCCTACCCAATGCACGGTGCAATGATTGGCAGAAAAGATACTGCCGGCCCAAATGGTTCAGGATTTTTAGGCGAGAATGAGGCAAGTTATACATTAACTGCAAGTGAACAATCTAGGCACGGTGTAGCAATTGTTCATAATCCTTCAACATTTGCAAATTATATTGAGCAAGAAGTTGTAGGAACTTTGAGAGCAGGGATGCCAAGAGGCTCTGAACCATTAATATCAGAAATAAATTCAGTGGTTCGCCGTCTAACTCCTATCGAATGTGAAAGGTTGCAGGGCTTTCCTGATGATTGGACTTCGGGGCAGGCTGATCAACACCGCTATAAGCAAATGGGCAACGCGGTAGCCGTGCCTGTTGTTGAATGGATTGTTAAACGATTAGTGGGGGCGGTAAATGAGCGCGACACTTGAGGCAGGCTTTGATGAAACTTGGATAGATAATGATGATTTAAGAATTAAGATAACACCATTTATATCACTAAGGGGGCAGAGATGATATTAATTGGTGATGCCAAAGAAAAATTAAAAGAGTTAGAAACTGAATCAATACAATCAGTAATCACTTCACCTCCTTACTGGGGATTAAGAGATTATGGACACGATGAGCAAATTGGGCGAGAGGAAACTCCAGATCAATACATAGAAAATATGGTTAAAATATTTGATGAAGTTTTTAGAGTACTTAAAAAAGATGGAACATTATGGCTAAATATTGGAGATAGTTATTCATCAATTCGTAATGAAAAAATAGGACTTAAAAAGAAAGATTTAGTAGGTATTCCTTGGATGCTTGCTTTTGCGCTGAGAATAAATGGTTGGTATTTACGCCAAGATATTATTTGGGCAAAAACTAATCCAATGCCTGAATCTGTTAGAGATCGTTGCACCAAATCTCACGAATATGTTTTTATGCTCACAAAATCTGAAAAATATTACTACAATCACGATGCAATAAGAGAACCTAGAACTTCAGTAGGTGGTAATCATCAATTTGGTGGTAAAAAATATAATGATCCAAATAACCCTATTTATGGAAGTATTCAATCAGTATATGAATCAGATGGAAAGCGTAATAAAAGAGATGTTTGGAGTATAACAACTCAACCATTTAAAGATGCTCACTTTGCAGTTATGCCTGAATTATTAGTAGAACCTTGCCTGTTAGCAGGTTCAAAGCCAAATGATACGATACTTGATCCTTTTGCTGGCTCTGGCACTGTTGGAGTTGTTGCAAAAAAACATAATCGTAATTTTATAGGGATTGAATTAAATCCTGATTATGCAAAGATAGCCAATGATCGTATAAATGAAACATTATTCTAAGGGGGCAAAGATGATTAAGTTTAGATCACCAATAATTATACAGAAAAAGGAAAAAGCATTTGTTTTATTTAATTGCAGCCATTGCGGTTCTCATTTCTTTGTTGCTGTTAAAAATATCCGCGTGAGCAATTACTGCAACAGTTGCCAATGATGAATAATTGTTTAGAGGATTACAAATATTATTTCTCTCAGAGATTTAATTTATTCAATGGCAATGCCAAAGAAGTTCTAACTTTTATGGCAAGTAACAGTATTGATTCCATAGTTACCGATCCACCTTACGAACTTGGCTTTATGGGTAAGAGTTGGGATTCAACTGGTATTGCTAATGATGTGCAGTTATGGAAAGAAGTTCTAAGAGTATTAAAACCAGGTGGGCATTTATTATCTTTTGGTGGCAGCCGTACCTATCACAGAATGGCAGTTGCCATTGAGGATGCAGGCTTTGAGATACGAGATCAAATTATGTGGGTGTACGGCAGTGGTTTTCCTAAGTCGTTGAACATTGGCAAACAACTTGATGAATGGCAGGGGTGGGGAACTGCACTTAAACCAGCGCACGAACCGATAGTGCTTGCTCGCAAGCCAGTTGAAGGCACAGTTACTAATAATGTTTTAACTTATGGTGTGGGTGGGATTAACATTGATGGAACTAGAGTTGGAACAGAGGGTGGCACTAAATTAACAGTAGAAAATAATGATAAAGATTTATTTGCACCTGGAACGGGAAAACTCACAAGAGGCTATGGCGAAGTTGTAGATGGATTAGGCCGCTTCCCCGCTAACTTTATTCACGATGGCAGTGATGAAGTTGTTGAGTTATTTCCTGAGAGCAAAGGGATGGCAAGTCAAAGAAATAGTGCTGGCACAAATATTTATGGTGGCAACTCATTAAATGCATCTAAAACTACATTCCCTGAATTTCGAGATGGCTTTAACGATTCAGGCTCCGCCGCCCGTTTCTTTTACTGTGCCAAGGCTAATAAGCGTGATCGCAATGAGGGGCTTGATGGGTTTGAGGCGAAGCGGGATCACGATGGGCGAGCAGATGGCGGTGTTGGTGGCGATAATCCACGCAACCGAACTAATAATGCAAAACTTAACCATCACCCAACAGTAAAACCAACCGACCTAATGCAATACCTATGCAGATTAATTACGCCACCGAACGGCACAATACTTGACCCATTCTTAGGTTCAGGTTCAACTGGCAAGGCTGCTATGTATGAAGGTTTTAACTTTGTTGGCATTGAATTAACTGATGAATACTTACCAATCGCAAAGGCAAGAATTGAATTTGCACTCGCTAACCTAGATGAAAAGTTATTCTGATGAACGATATTTACTTAGCAGCATTACAACTTGCCAAAGAGGGAATCTCAGTAGTTCCTGTTTCTACCGATGGCTCTAAGCGGCCTGCACCTTTTAGTTGGCGCCAATATCAAGATGCTAAACCATCAACTGAGCAATTAGTAGATTGGTTTAGTAGCGGAACTCAGCAAGGAGTAGGTGCTATCTGCGGGGCGGTATCAGGTAACTTAGAGATGTTAGAACTTGAAGGCAGAGCCGTCGCTGCCCAGATACATATTCAAGCAAAAGATATGGCTGAGAACTCAGGGCTAGGTGATCTATGGAAAATAATTCAAGAAGGTTATTGTGAGGTTACCCCTAGCGGTGGCATCCATTGGTTATATCGAATCGCCGATTCCATAACACCAGGTAATCAAAAACTTGCCAGAAGGCCAGGTGAGAACGGCGGCGTTGATGTCCTTTGTGAAACTAGAGGTGAAGGTGGCTTTGTAATCTTGGCGCCATCAGGAGGCACCTGCCACCCATCGGGTGATTCTTGGAAAATGTTAAGTGGTTCCATTGCCACAATTCCTACTATTACATTTGCAGAGCGTGAAGCACTTTTTTCAATCTTTAAATGCTTTGATGAAATGCCTCAAGTTGAAAACATCGCTCAAGAGATTAAAAGCCGTGAAGTTAATCTTGCACTGCCAGGAGATGATTACAACTCTAAAGTTACTTGGGAGCAGATTTTAACTCCCCTCGGTTGGTCAAAGGTTTATACCAAAGGTGATGCAACTGCTTGGCGCCGCCCAGGAAAGAATGAAGGCATCAGTGCAACAACAAACTTCAACGGCAAAGATAATCTATATGTTTTTACAACCTCAACAATATTTGAATCAGAGCATTCCTATTCTAAGTTCGCTGCCTACGCGACTTTAGAACACTCAGGCAATTTTTCCGCTGCTGCCTCTGCCTTGCGAAGCCAGGGCTACGGGCGGGCGCCTGAACTAAACACATTACAAACCCTTGCTAGCCACTCACCATCGCTGGTGCAACTTAGGGATGAGAATGAGGACTTAACTACCTCAACTTGGATTCCTGATTTTATTAACTCAGATTCTATCTTTGATGAGCCAGAGCCTTGCATCTTGCGCAGGGCTGATGGCCACCACATTTTCTACGCTGGCAAAATCAACGCACTCTTTGGCGAGAGCGAATCAGGTAAAACTTGGATAGCACTAGAGGCAGTAAGGCAGGAATTAGAAAAAGGTAACTTTGTTTTTTATTTAGACTTCGAGGATTCAGTAAGAGGAATCTACAATCGCTTAAAGACCCTAGAAGCCGATTTAAAGCACTTTAAAACTTTTCTGTATAGTAACCCTAGCGAATCACTTACTGAAGGCTCTAGGGAGGCATTACTAACCAAAATTGAGGAGTATAAGCCATCACTTATCGTTTTGGATGGCGTAAATGCGGCTATGAATGTGATGGGTTTAGATTTAGAAAAGAACAAAGATGCCACCTCATTTTCTCAAGAGGTTCTGCGCCCGCTGCGGCTGCATAATGCGGCTATCTTAACAATTGATCATGTAACTAAATCTAAAGATAATCGTGGAAATTACGCCATCGGCGCCCAGGCTAAGAGAGCAGATATTGACGGTTGCGCAGTTGCAGTTGATGTTGAGATTGCATTTGGCAGAGGCATTGACGGCGCCCTAGCGCTTAAGGTAACGAAGGATCGCCCTGGCTTTGTCCGCGCCATTTGCCAGGAGGGTAAGAACCTTGGCGTTGCCAATATTAAGGCGCAAGTGAATGGAACTATCAAAATTTCTATTGAGGGTGCAAGTGTTGAGATGCTAACGATAGAAACAAAGATGGAGCAGGTTTCTACCTTTATGGCAGAACACGGTGTTGAGATGGGTAAGAATGAGATTGTAACTAGATTGCGAAAAGATGGGCATTCCATTGGCAACGACAATATAAAAGTTATCTTAGATTCCTTAGTCAATCGCAGGTGCCTATCACTTCGCAGGGTTGGGCAGAAATCTCTTTACCGTTATGAGATGCAGTATTTAGCCAATGATATTAAAAGTTTGCCTGTGGATAACTTGCTATGAAACAACCGATCCGCCGATCCGCAACCGATCCGCTGAACCTGCGGATTTCTGCCATTCAACCGATCCGCCCTTCCCCCTCTTTAGAGGGGAAGGCGGATCGGTGGTTCGGTATGCGTAAAGGTTCAGTTCTATGAGTTACTTAGATTTTAAACCTATAAATTGTAAGGCCTGTGGAAAACTTATTTGGGAGGGGCATTCCTCTGCTGGCTTCCTTACCAAACTTGATACCCCTCGGCTCAATGTTATCGAGGAGATAATCAAGAAGGTTAATAAGTTTAGAACCTATGAGGCTCACCGAACTTTAGTTAGTTTCGAGGCTACCCCAAGAACAGGCGCTTATGTAATCGGAACAGTTTACAAACCTGAGAGGGTGATACTGGCTGAGCATCAGTGCAGCACCTTTAGTTTATTTGAAACCGAACCACCTGATTACTGGAACCGAGTACGAACTAAGAAATCTAATGTAGAGGAGATACCATTCTAATGACCTGCCAAGTGTGTAGCAGAACAACGCAGAGGGAAGGCGCCTGCCGTCTATGTTTTATGAAAGTTAAATCCTCATTGGCTGAGTTACCTGATTTACATTTTGAAGCCCAGATGTTTCTAGCCCCAGGCAGAAGCGGCTCAGGTAAGGCTAGCGCTGAACGAAGTATCGGAATCAATGTAGCAGCCCTAGATTTCACTATGGCTACTGAACTGCTGAGAATCCTACATTCCTGGGAGGTAATCATCAGGAGCGATAGGAAACTCACCCCACCTGCGCTGGTGCTGAAGGAGCGAACCATAGATGCTGAGGTGCAGGCGACGGTTGATTTTCACTGCACCCACTTAGAATGGAGCCTTGGGCAAGAATGGGCGGTAGAATTTGCAGGTGAGGTTTACGGCCTACACGCAAAAGGCAGATCAGCAGCAAAAAGATTTGTAGAGCAGGCAAGAAGGATTCCCTGCCCAACAGATGATTGCAAACGATTTGTTGTAATTGATGTTGAAAATCTTATGGATGATGTTACCTGTTTTGGTTGTAAGCAAAGTTGGTCAGTGCTGAGGTTAATATCTTTAGCAATGAGTAATCCAGATAGAAAGTTTTATTTAGATGTTGAGGCGATAGCGGCTTGGATGGGAACTACTGAACGAACTGTTTACAACTTAATAAAAACTTACAAAGTGGAAAGGCGTGGCAAACTCTATGATCTCTCTGCAATCATCAAAGCCAAAAACTCCACACTTTAATTTGCATAAGTTTTCACTTTTCTGTGTTACACTTGCGTTAGCAGATTTTACTATCTCTGCTAAAGCCCTAGCCAAATTGTCTAGGGTTTCTTTATTGGTTGGAAAAATTATGAATGGAGAAGTTGAGGATTTAACTGAGATAGATGAAGCCCTTATTCATGCCTCTCGCACTCGTAATGATCCAGCCTTTACTCATCGCCAACGCGAGATAGTAAATAAATTTATAGATGATCTTTTAGATTCGCGTTCGGAATTAACAAAATGTTAAGCATCAAGATAAAGATTCTCGATATTGAAACAGAGATACAAACTGATCAGAACTTATCTTTTGATGCAATTGATTCGTTATTAAATCGTGCAGTGCAATCAACACTGCAATCATATCTTTCATTACCAGTAGAGGATCGCCTTGCGCCTTACACACTTTACAATGAACAGCACGATGAAATAGATGATGATGATGAGGATGCCGAATGAACTGCAAAAATGCAGGCATTGTAAATTAGATTTAGCATTACACAGATTTCATAAAGATAGAAAGAAACCAAATGGTTTATATCATACTTGCAGGAGTTGTCGCAGTAAGTATCGCAGGCTTATTGATATGTCGGAAAGTAAATACAAAGAGGTACTTGAATCGCAGAACAACCAATGCGCTATATGTGGCAAAGATGCTAAGGAATTTAAAACAGCGTTAAATGTAGATCACGATTATCAAACTGAAAAGATTCGTGGATTACTTTGTACCAATTGCAATATGGGATTAGGACACTTCAAAGATTCATTAAGTAATTTACATCGAGCATTAATGTACATAGCCAAGCATGGCTCCTAAGTTACCTAGACCTTGCGTTGATTGCAATACACTAACTAGATCAGCAAGATGTATCAGATGTAAACGATTAAAAGAAAGAGCAAGGCCAACACCAAGCCAAAGAGGTTATGGTTATGCGTGGCAGAAGTTATCAAAAGAATTTAGAACTGCACATCCATATTGTTTTAAATGTGGAACAACAAAAGATTTAACAACCGATCACATCATCAGTAAGAAAAACGGCGGCCTATCAGTGTGGTCAAACTTGCAAACACTTTGCCGTGTTTGTAATTCAATAAAAGGTTCGGGCTAAACCCCCACCTAGGCATTATCGGGTACCGCTTATAAGTTCAGGCAGCGTGCGGATATATAC